GTTGGAGGTACCATAGGGCTTTTCTGAGGTCCTCAAGTTCTTTGTCTTTTCCTTTTTTTCCTGCACGACTTATATATTTTACTGTGTTTCCTAAACTAAACCCTAATTCCCAAGCATCAATCACTTTGATGGCTTCGTATGGGTTATCTTGTCCTCCGTAATGTTGAGGATGATTCACTTGTTCTTTGTTACTTTCCATATCTTATTTCCAAAATAATTGTATTACTAAAATTCCCATTGCCAAAATTAAGCAAATTATTGTTTTCAATGTCAAAGGTTCTTTAAAAATTAACCAACTTAACCAAGTAAAAACAATTGCACCAATGCTAAACCCAATTAATCTTGAGGGCCACATCTGACCATCAAAGGCAATTATCATATTCTTAACCGAATACATGAATAACATAGAGATTGGGATTCCAAGTAATACCGTTAACCAATAGTGTTCTTTAAACCAATTATATTTCATTTGTCCTTGTAGTTGGAAGAATGTGCCTATCTGTGCAAAAAATCCAAATATTACTCCCAGTATCAAGGCTCCTATATTTACCATTATTCTGACTCCTCTTCTCTGTATTCACTCAACAATTCATCTCTTGATATAGTTTTGTATTTATCACTTAAACCGTCCATATCAACAAATCTGGTCATTATATCTTTCATTTCATAGATTTGTTTGGTGGTATCTAATGATTTAACAATTTCACGAATAATTTTATATGGATCTGCATTTGAACCTGGTCTACGATCTTCAACGTAACCTTTCCATTCTTTTGCTGTATCTTGTGGTACACGAATTGATGCTCCGCGATCAGATACCCCCCAACTAAACTTATCTATCGCTTGTGTCTCATACTCACCAGTCAAACGAAGGTTGTTGTTAGATCCGTAAGCTTTGATATGATCTTGATGTCTTGATTCAAACGCGTTAAATAACGCCATAAAGTATTCTTCATTACCATCAAATCTCATCGTGTCTGTTGAGAAGTTTGTGTGTAGTCCTGACCCATTCCACTCACCATGTGTTAATGGTTTAGGGTGAAGTTCGATATGATATCCATATTTTTCAGCTGTTTTGAATAGGAAGTATCGGGTCATCCAAAGGTCATCACCGCCTTTAAGTTTACCTTTAGAGAACACCTGATATTCCCACTGACCCAAAGCTACCTCAGCGTTTGTACCGGTAATATCAATTCCGTGTCTCAAACACATATCTGTATGTTCCTCAACAAACTCACGACCCGCAACATTATGTCCAACACCACAGTAGTATTCACCCTGTCCTTTAAGGATGTTTCTTTTGTGACCTAAGATGTTTCCATTAATCTCTTCACGAATGAAATATTCTTGTTCAAAACCAAACCATAAGTCCTCAAACCCTTCACCAATTTGTGATCGTTTGTTTGATTCGTGTGGTGTTCCATCAGGATTCAATACTTCACACAATACATATACTGTCGATAAGATCTCAGAAACATAATGTCTTACAGGTTTTAATAGACGATCAGAGTTTCCAGTTACCGCCTGATTTGTGGACGACCCATCAAAATTCCACATCGGGAATTGTCCGTCCAAGAACGCATTTTTGATAGACTCATATTCTACAATTTTCACCTTACTTCTAAGGTTTGCTTCTGGCTTATACCCATCAAGCCATACATATTCTAACTTAATTTTCATTTCATTTTATTTATTACGGTTATTATTTCTTCTTTGGTAAAACCTTCAATATACATCCTATAAACTTTGCGTGAAAAATCGTCGGTGCAAATAATCGCATCGGCGTCTAAATAGGAGAAAAGATTATTAAGATTAAGTAAAATGTTTTCTTTTTTAAGTAATCTCTTATTAAAACTCATCTTATTCGGTTTCTTGGTTTTCTTCTTGAACTTTTGTTTGAGAGATCAGACCGGCAATTCGTCTTTTGAATAGGGGTAAAAGTGTTTCGTCTATTGGGAAAATTCCGTTTGATGACATTTGAAACACGGGACTCATTCGCTTATCTTTACTATCATACGTAGAAAAATTAGTAATAATTTTTGGTATGGTCAACTCTCCCATCTCATCAGAATAAATTAAATTAATATTTGTCATTCTTTGTGGGTTTGTTCTTGTTTCTTTTTTAATAAGATATTCCCAAACGTATGTTTTTTTGGTTGTAGATTCGGTATAAAAGAAATAACCTTTTGGGTATAATATATTCTTTTTATTTCGCTTGATTTTCATGTCCAAAGAATCAAATACTATGGTCCAAACTGATTTTGCGACGTTGAAGTACTCCATTATTCTTGGTGCCGAGAATGATAATATGTCTCTGAACTCGGTCATTTCATCTCGAGTCATTTCAGGTATTGATTTGACTTTCAAATCTTTAACCATAATCTCATCGTCAATATTATTTAATTTTTTTTCTGTGTAGACGATCTTACCATCTCTCATTAAAGCTTGGACATTCATGAGGTGTAGGGATAGTTCGATGAACCCCGGATATAACTCTAACTTATCCAGTTTTTCACCCATTTTTTGAAAATATGAAAGGAGTTTGTATTCTTTATACTCTCGATCGATTGGTTTTTCAAACATCCAATCGGTGTTCATTAAAAATTCTATTTTCTTTTTCTTCGCCATTATATAGTTAAAAAGTAAGTCAAAAATGTTAACAAATAAAGACCTAACTTACTCTCATTATATAATAGTCTTCTCCATCTATTTCGGCAAGATCTGCATCACCATCATATGAGTTTAATAAATTACCATAACCATCAGACCTTAGTATTTCGGCGATGACCGTATCTATATCAACAAAATCCATGATAAAGTTTTTATCGAAACCAAAATCTTTAATAAATGTTTCAATATCATCTTCATACTCATCAACTCTTTCATCCACAAGTGATTGCATATAATCTTCATCATAATCACCTTGAGGATCTTCCTCAATATCTTCAATTATATTTTCAAATCCTTCGATTTTTTTGAGGATTATATTTTTTTGATCTTCGGGTAAGTTCTCAGCAGTTAATTTAGTTTTAAGGTCATTAATTGACTTTTGGAATTTTTCTACTTGAGTTTTTTGAGTATGAGACAAAGCCAAAGGAACTTCGTATTCTTCAGGATTCTGATAGATTATATCACCATAAAATTCATCTAACCATCTTCTCCAATAATCTTTATCTATTGAGTTATCCCAAACCCAACTTGCAAACGCATCGTAACCCATATCATCGATCATACTTTCAACCGAAATTTTTGCTGCCATGTCCGCCTCATCTTCCGTATATACATCATAGAGAATACCGTCAAATTTGTTATCACCACCTAACCATTCATATTGTTTACCATAACCATAGGATCCTTTACCTTGAGGATATATAAAATATTTATCTTCACGTACTTCGTTACCCTCCTCATCTTCGGTCATACCAACCATACCTAACATACCTAAAGTACTATATAATGCAGATGTTCTTTTAGTATCATCATCGTCATTATCACTATTCCATTCGTCTTCTTTCCTTTTTTGGTCTAACTCAGCAAGTTTTTTATTGAGTTCAATTTGTTTTTGTGTTTTCCACATAGATGATCCGTAATTACTAATAGATCCATCAACAGTAATACCATTTAGATGTGGGACATTTGAATATGATATGTCCAATCTTCCCATTATCCTTACGATACCGGTAAGTGCTCCAACATTTTTTCTATTTCGAAGATCTAGATTTCCATTAATTACAATACCTTTACCTCTATATTGTTTAAGCATAGGTATTCTTTCTGCAATTCCACCAACATCCTCTAATTGTTCGAGATATTGTTCAGGTGTTATAGTTACAAGACTATCATCCTGTTCTATGAGTAAATTACTTAATAAATTTTTAATTAACATATGTTATAAATATCCTAAGAATATAATTGATTATTGGATTTTTCCAACTAATCTTATTTTAACAGATATTTATAGACAAATAAACCAATTAAAATATAAAGTCATGGGCTGCGGATGTAAAAACAAACAACAAGCACAACAACCTCAAACACAAACACAAACACAGACTCAACAAGGTACTAATACTGCACAAACCAACGTACAAGAGTCGGTTAAGAAAATTGTGAACAAATATTACAGAAGGTAATATTTCCGAGTATCATCGGATAAAGGTGTTTCATTTGAGACACCTTTTTTTTATTTATGATATTTATTCAATATGAGTTTAGAAAGAGCAAAAAATTTAGTTCAGTCATTTAATTATGGTGACTACAAGGATGATATTGAGCCGTTTTTTAATACCTTGATGAATTTTTTAAACTTTATCAAAAAATATGGTTTATTAGACGAACTTAATTTAGGTGAAATACCATCAAGGGAGTTTGATGAGGAAATTTTTAACTATTTAATCGAAAATGGTGTTATATCATTATTAGAGTATGATTCTGTTCCTGAAGAATTTAAAAATCTATACCTTCTTCATGGTTTAGAAAATAACTATGAAGATACAATCGTTTTTATAACCAATGAATTAATCACTGATGTGGGTATAAGACCTGACGGTTTTTATTTATATGTAAAAGATCGAGAGGATTTATCTTTTCTTTTTTGCGGATCACAACGTGATGGTGGTGCCAGACACATCGCAAAACTTGTTTTAAGTGAAGATGGTATGGGTCACGACTGGTATTACGATAATAACGTAAAACCATATGAAGTTGTTGAGGAGTTAGACGAATCAAACATAACAAGACTAAAAGATATTATATATAAAGAAGTTGGGGATAAGGAATTGTCTTTGGAGGATTATAACTCTGATTTTTTTGAGAGTCTTTCTGAAGAACAAGGAACTGATGGTTATTTTAGAGTAAAACCTCAGGACTTAAACGATTTAGTGAAAGATGAAAATGCAATAAATGAACTATTCAATAATGACTTAGAAGAAATAGGTCAAGAGTTAAGAAGTTTATATTGGAACTCTGAAAATCAAGCGTATGAAGGTGAAGTTTATGACCTTGTTTATGATGGTTTAGACGATTTTTTTGAGGGTAAGTTTGATAGTGTATCAAGAGAAGTTGATTTAAGAGACGGAACCAAAAAAACGGTATATCATGACTATTTGAAAATCAGGAATTTCCCAAATATTATTCAAGAATTCTTAAGTGGTAGAAAAATGGACTCATACGGTGACTCTCATTTAGAATATTATGGTGATTTTCTCAACTTAGTTGTCGGAATGATGAATGAAAGTGAACTTGAGTGTATTGATTTTAGAGTACCAGACTACCCTGACTGGAGTATCACAAGAAAGAACATTAACGAAAACTTCCCTGATTACATCTAACTATTTATTGTTTAAATTATTTCCCATATACATTTAAAAAAGTTAAATTATATGAGAAAATTAGAAAAAAACACAAGACGGTATTTTGTAAATCTATTTGCCGACTACATTCTATCTAAATTCGACAAGAAAGAAAATACGATAATCCAAATCACAGATTGCGAAACCTTTGTAGTTGTTAATGGTCAAACAACAAGTGATAAAGAGTTAGATCTTAGTGATCTTAAATACGACTTCATAAAAGAGTTTGAGGACCTTTTTATATCATTAGATATGAAGGACATCAACGTAATCGATATAATCAAATACGAACAAACTATTGACGATTTATCTAAGGCTTGGGTTAGAGTTAATAAATCACTTCAGGTCGAAGAAGAAGAACCATTTACTGAGATCAGTGTATCATCAGAATTTCCCTATGGATATAGTTTAGGATGTGGTAGAGGAATTTACTACTACGGACATTATATCTTCAACCAAATGTATAGTCTACTTGGTGTAGATAATTTAATGTTCTATTATAATAGTGAGGTTGACGAAGAAGAAGATCATAAAATAAAAATTGTTTCAGATTCAAGAATACCAAATAAAACAATCAAAGATCTTGTGTTAGATGTTTTTGATATGAATGTAAAAGAATTTAGTGAGTGTCTAACAAACTACAACTTAATTGAGGATATTACCAAACCTGATGATCCAAAACTATATTTGATTCAGGATAGATTAGAAGACATTATATTAATATAAAGAAAAACCCCTCGAATTTGAGGGGTTTTGTTTTTTATCTTTCGAAAAATTCTCTGATTATATTTAATCCTTGTTCTACATCCTCGAAGTCTCGATCAGGTGCGTAAAGACCTGTGATCGGTTTTTCACTTTCAGGATTTTCCACTAACATAAATGCTGGAACAAAATCATTACCAGTTGCTTCCACAAACATGTCATATTCTTCTTCGTGTTCATCAATATCTCTATCGATAAAATCAATCCCCGCTTCAGTTAACATGTTTTTAAAGTCGTGACAGTGGGGGCAACTCTTCATGGTGAAGACAACTGCAATCTTATCCATGAATTAACTCTCCAATCATCTCGTTTATTTGATTCTCATTAAGGGCTCCAACTTTAGTATTAACAACTTCACCAGAGTTAAACACTTTAACAGTAGGGATGCTTCTAATACCAAGTCCAGCCGCTGCTGCTTTATTCGTATCAACATTCATAGTATACATTTGAACTTCCGTTGTGTTTGCCTTAGCAACTCTTTCGAATACTGGTTTCATCATCTTACATGGTCCACACCATTCAGCCCAAAACTCAACAACAATTTTTTCACCATTTTTTATTTTCTCTTGTAATTCTACACTACTAATTTCCATTTTTTTTCAATTTTTTTAAGTTTAATATAAAGAATTCAACATCTTTTTTCTTTCTTATAGGATAATAAATCTTACATGAAAAAGAAGAGATCATCGCATCACTTTTAGATAAATATAGGTAAATGTCGTCATCATAAACAAAAATTGATTCAAGATACGACATTCGTCCCGAAACCTCTTTACCATCCAATAAATAGGGTGTGAATTTAGGTTTAGTAAAAAGAAATTCAGGTGTTAATTCGTGAGTATTTTCGAGCGTATTGATCGATAGTAATTCAGATTTTGTGTCTTGATTAAGTTTTAAAAACTTTTCTTCGTGTATGAAATTTCCCATAATTTAAAAAATGGGGGTCAGTGACCCCCGTATTGGTTTAAACTAATAATAGTTCAGCTGCCTCCCAAAGTTTAGTGTTTAATCGATTCGAGGCTTGGATAGTGTTGATCCCTCGTAGTTTGGTTGTTCGACCTCGTGGTGTTTTGTAAGAAAATCCACCTTTCATCATTTTCTCTTGGATCACGTTAAAGGTTGTCCAAAGGTCGTCTCCTTCGTCTTCAGGTCGG